TTAATCTTCTCGTACAGCATCTGTATCGAAAATTCTATCCAGTTCCTCGTTTGATGTTATGCCACGAACTTTATTCCTAATCGTTGTTTTTCCCATATCTAGTCGATAGAAATGTTCACGACCATCTACACCTTTTTTAAGTCGAATGAGCTGAATCCTGCCAAATATATCCCAATGCTTCTCTGCGAATTTTGCTAAACCCACTGCCTTAGGATAATTGTCTTTTCGGCTAGGATCGTGTGGTTCTAAAATATCAAAAACATAACCTTGTGCATCAGATCTAACAATAACTAAATCCGGGAACATAGGAGTGGTGACACCGCTGACTTCGTAAGGGATTTCTAGTGACCACTTTTTGCGGTCAAGATTACGTAACCAGCATACAGCACCATTGTTAAGCTCTTCTGTAATAACTCCGCTTTCCCATGGATTCAGTGATGTTTCAAATGTGCCGTCCTCTAAACAATAAAGATGCTGCTCAAATTTACTGCTATTATCTGGTTTAGAAAAATCAATAGAATCTGGTAATATCCATGGTACAGATATCGGTTGTACAGAAGCATTAGTTAATCTTTCATAGACATTCTTTCGTGCCTCGCTAAGTCTAGCAATGGATCGCTTGTTGTTTTCGTACAGTGTTATGAATTCTTCTTCAGCATAGTCATTAATCCTTTCCATTGCATCAGTATCATGTGTAAGAATGATGATTTCTTTTTTTACATCAATATGGTCTCGGGTACTATGACGAATCCAATATTCCTTGTGTAAACCCTCTCCCAACAACCTTCCAGCTTGCTCAAAATGTCGGGAAATATCAAAATCGGACATGGTCATTGTCTGTGTTTCTTCATCAAAGGAGTAGGCATTGTCTCCGTATTCAAATATCAGTGTACCGAGAGCAAAACCAGTAATTGAAGCCCCTCGAGTGTCAAAGTCTCCACTTTCTTTTATCCGTGAAATCTCACCATCCATTTTTGATAAAACAGCATTTTTAACAGTTTTCTGCGCCCCTAAGTCAATACCATCCATCGTCAGTGCACGTGAAAGCTGTATTAATAATTTAAGTGGTGCCTGCTTTCGAGATGAATCTATCCGATAAGTTATGAGGTTATCCATTGCCTCAAATACATCGGAATAGGCAAGGTTTCGTCCAAGTGTAACAAGCTCTTTACTAGTGCCTGTTTCGGTAGGCATAGCAGCCTCACTGTCACGCAGGGCATTAACTACATTCTTCACTGTTTCTTCATCAAAGTATGGAAGAAATAGGCTGACACTATTAAGCTCAGCATCAGAAGAAATCCGTCTTGCCAAAGGTGTACGTATCATACGTCCTAGCAACTGAGCAATATAAGTATAGTCTTGGGCACTGCGGAATGACATCATCGTTTCAGCTCGCGGGCAGTCCCAACCTGTGGAAAGATTCATTTTGAAAAACACAATCAGCACATTTTCTTCTTCTTGAATTCGGGATGCTTCAATTTGCTGAATTTCAACATCACGTACTTTAAGTGTGCCATGGTCATTAAAAGTATGTACTGCTTCTCCAGGCTGTAATTTGCGTCCCAGCGATTCTTCTAGTAAATCGATGCAAGCCCCCAAATCGGTTTGGGTTGCTATACGATCATTCCCATCATCAACTTGAATAACAAGAATAGGGTTTATCATTTTTTCATCTTCGCGCTCACAGTAAGTCTTCCAATGAGTGCATTTTTTGCGCCAATTATCAATTGCCCCTTTAAACATGGTCATATCAGCATTAAATTGAATATCTGGATAGTGAATAATAATTCTATCTTTCAAAAGACCTGACTCACGAACCTGCTCAGGAGGGACGATGACTTTTTGAACCGTTGAAGTCGTTCCGGCAATTAAGTTATCAAATCTCTGAGGAGTTGCAGTCACACCTATAATTAAAGGCATGACGCAAAGACCGTCATCTTCACTACCCTTAATGAATTTTTGCATGATAGATTGCGCCTTATTTTCTGCTTGCACAGATGTATAAGTTCCCCTATGTGCTTCATCTATCACCACATAAAACTTTTTAGGAATCCGTTTAGCAGTATTAGTAAGGGTTTCCCATATGGAATACTGCCGCTTATCAGATGATGAAGTCAGTAGCTTATCAGAACCGAGTTTTTGTGTATTTAGAAAATAAACGTGACCACCTTCGAAATACTCAGCACTAAAGTTTGAATCAATAGTTACCAAGTCCCTAACAGGGATTTTATCTGATTTGCTTTCAATTTTTAAGCGTGTTTGCTCGTTAAGTTCTGGTGAATCGGAAAGCCAAACAAATACTGAATCTGGATCTCCAATGTTGTCCTCATTACCATAGAGTATTTCTTCAAAAAGAGTCGTCATAATAATAGTTTTTCCCGAACCAGTTGGTGCGGAAAACGAGATTATCTGAGGCTTATTTTCACGCCATACTGCATGAGCATCCTTAATTGCAGAATGCAGTTCACCAAGGGCTGTTTCCTGAAAAGGAAATAATATATCTCTCATTTATGAATCCCTCCTGCTTCCTAACACAAAGTTATCGATATAATCTCGATATAATTGATATGTGTTATTTACTTTTACTCCGGCAGCCATTTCCCGGAATGCTTCCTCGGAGTTAGTTACAAAATAGACCATTTGGATACCGTTCTCTTCAGAAAGCTTTTCGGCAAATTCTGCGAACCGTGTTTCATCGACTAAAATAGCAAAGCCATTTTGCGGAAGAATTAACATCTCTGGTTCTTCATTGTAATTTACTTCTGGTCGCTTTCCAATAGCTCCAGATTTGAGCCAAAGTAATGGTAGTATTTCGTGGAACTGTTGGCCCAATGAAACAAGATTTTTATCCAAGAATTCTAGCTTGAAGTATTCAGCATTTGCAGGAAAACCATCGCTCATTGGACGTTTAACTTGTGATGTTACAATAATGGGGCCTAGCAATTCTGAAACACGTGTCTTAATTGACTTGAATATGGCAGTCGATTTTGAGGCTATATAAAAGTCTGATATTTGATCCTGTTCTTCAATGGCAGATAACCACTCATCAACTGCATTTACATCAAAAAGAATTGATGCTGTATGTTTATTTGAAACAATGAATTTACAGTCTTTGGTTACTAATGATTGCGGCAATTGTGACTTTCCTTCCTTATTTCGAAGTAAAGAAACAATTTGCTTTTTTGCAGCTGCTGTTAATTCTGTAGGGTTATCGACAAAACTTAACTGATAGAATGAACGGTCTACTTCATCAGATACAGTCTGAGTAGTAAAGTACTCACCCGTTAAGACAGAGCTATCATCACGTCTTCCAAGGATACTATACTTTGTTCTAGGCCAAGTTATAGCACGACATATTCCATGTTTTTCCCATTCAATATCACCGGGCTTATAGCCATTTTTTTTCAAGGTTTTTGATTCATCATCTGAGACTTCGTTATTAGTTACTAAAATGCAGCGGCGGTTTCCGTTGTCCTCAGCATTAAGTAAATTTACTGCGTGTAATGTGGTACCACTTCCTGCAAAGAAGTCAACAATCAATGCGTCTTTCTTACCCGAAACTGCGAATGTTAGCGCTTCGCGGACTGCATAGAGTGATTTGGGATATGAGAAGCCACCACCAAGTATGGCCTTGATCATATCAGTACCGTGGGCTTCTGCATTACATAACGGATCTGTCCAGACAGTTTTAGGTGGTTCACTTTCCCTACGAAGAATTACTTCTATTCGGTCTCCTCGCCTTTCAACATACATTCGATCCCTAACAGTTTCTACAGTATCTCGTCCATATCTCCATTTCTTTTCTATGCCATTTTTATCAATAGGCCAGACATAAATGGTACCATCGTCATTGTGTTCTACTTGTGCTGATGGATGTAATTCCTTATCAAGTAAATCACCGAAACCGATAATGTTATAATTCGAGTCTAAAATTACGGGATAGAAACATGTTGCGCCTTCATAACGACCTGAGGTACTTCCCCAACGTCTTAGATTATAGACATCGCCACCAGTATGCTGTTTACGGTAAATAATACTATCAGCTGAATATGAAAATATTGCATATTCGTGAGTTACAGAGAATTTTTTACCCTGAGTTCCACCGGGATTATGCTGAATGGTTACGCAAGTATGAGTTAGGTTTGGAAAAATCTCATGAAGAAGAACCCATAGATGCGCATATTCATTATCATCTATTGTAGTAATCAAAACACCATCATCAGCAAGTATTCTTTTTGCAATCTTTAATCGCTTTTGCATCATTGAGAGCCACTTACTGTGTCGCCAGTTGTCACTAGAATCAACATAGTTATTATTGTATTTCCAATCCCGCGCACCGGTGTTGTATGGGGGGTCAATATAAATACAATCAACCTTCTTAGGGTAGAGATATTCCAGTAACTGAAGGGCATGATAATTGTCTGCTTCAATGATTGTATGCCATAAGTTACTATCAGGTGCATTTTTAACTGAATCAATAGGCTGGAGGGTGGGGAAAATTGGCTCGCCAAATTGAGCAACTGAAACTAGCTCCGTGATTGGTATGTTCTCAGTATTACCAGTTGCTTTGTTACGACAAAGGGCAGTATCTCCATCTAATTTCAGCACCGTATATACATTATTAATATGGCCTGTTTTTTGTGCAACAGTAGAGCCACGTTTGATAGAAACCTCATAAAGTGGAGTGCATTCAGGGATATGTTCCTCAAATACAAGTCCAAATTTTTTATTTTTTGAAATGCGGGCAAATTCCTCTTCCAAGCGGCTACGCAAGGAAGTGTCCGGAATTTGGCGCAATAAATCATCAATTGCAGCCATTTCTTTTGATCCTCCTATGTTAATAATCATTCGATTCGTATTTACTCCACGAACGACCAAATAATTCATTTCCGTCCGATAAGCGTAAGATTGCTGTCGATTCTAAAATTTTATGAGCCTTTGTAGTTGTAGAGTCAGCTTTATCAAATGCAATAAAAACCTGACGTCTACTAGCCTGATAACGCTCCAATATGCGTTCCAGATGAACATCCTCGATACGCTTTAAAATATTTGAATCATGGATAAGTGCAGGGATAGGCCGTAATTCAAGTATGCTTAAATCGTACACAACAAGGCTTTTGTATGCTGTTCCCTCACTTGTATTGCTAGGTGTTTCAAAGATGATTCCCTTTTGGGGAGTAATATACAAAAGAGGAGCGGTCTCCTCTCTCTCAGTTACTACGCCATTTATTATTTCCATGCGCAGATTTATGTCATCTTGTATTTCCTCCAACTTTTCTGTTTGTTGCAACAACAGTTGTTCAAGTATTTGTTCCGATTCAGCTCGTGTTTCTTGAAGTTCCTTTTGATGAATTAACTCAGCTGTTTCTTCTTCAAGTTTATCGATGCTTTTAGACACATTAACACACTGGGATAGTACCCTCTCAGACATCTCTTTTGCAAGACCAGATTCTTCAATTTTTCGATTAAGGCGCGTAATCTCTTTGTCATATTCACCGATTAGTGGTTGTAATCGCTCGATTTCCTCATCCATTTCTTCACTTAGAATTTCTCTGATTTTTTTATGAAAATATTCAATCTCTTCAAAAGCCTTTAAATTAGTGTTTGGGAAAAAATGTACCAAGGAATCAAATTCACTTGCGGTGTCGACTTTGTTATCAGCAATATTGTTCTTTATAGCATTTAGCTGTGATTGGAGGCGATTACGCTTGCGAACAAAGATATTCAACTCTTTTTGGATTGCTGAAATTCGTTCAAACGTTTGAGTGTCAAATCCGAACAATGCTAATTGAGCTTCTTCACTATTTTTCATTAGCTTTTGAAGTCTATTCCTCAACGACTCTATTGTTTTTTGGTTACTTTCAATTTTCTCTATATCCACTTTCTGGCGCTGACGTGACTTAAGTTGTGATGATTTAATTCCGAGTTCTTCCTCCATACTTTTTATAGAAGCAAGAATTCTGTAATGCCCAAATAGCTTTAATAGAAAATCTACAGCTTTTTCATCCTGCTCACGTGGTTTTACCAGCAACGGATACTTTTCAAGTGTATTTTCACGACCATAGATACGGAAAAAACGCTCGGTTATTTCTGAAAATGTAAGGGCAGGAAGCTCAATTTTATATTCCTGAAACAGAAATTTCCGAAAATCTTCTAGCGATAATTTTGTAATGAATCGGCCCTCTTCATCGCTTCGATATACATTTTTAGGATCATCCGTACTTCTATAGAAATAGTATGGCTGTTCATCAAACTCGAAAGTGAAATAGATGATATGCGAACCTATTTCCTTTTTTATATCATCAGTTAGGGAGTAATAGCTTTCACCGCCGAATACATAATCTATAATCCATAGAAATGTTGATTTTCCGATTGCGTTGCTACCGCCTGCGCTACCTAAAACTGTATTTAGGCCTGAATTAAACCGGATAACTCGATGATCCGGTGCAAATTTATCACACTGAATTTCCTTTAACATAGCGAAGCACCCTCCCTTCCTCAATTAATTCAATTTTACCTAATGCAAACAAGCAATTTAAAGCACTCAGGAAATCAGCCATGTCCTTTTTACGAAAAGTTGTTATTTCAAACAATTCTTTAGGGGACATGTCCTGTTGTGCCAATGCCTCTAAGATATCTGGGAACAGAGCAATAACGCTATTAGTATAAGGAATTACTTTATTTGGTAATCTCATCGAACACCTCACACCTTTGTACGAAGTAGGAGATTATAATCTCACACGCACCTCTATATTTGCGGCCTGTCTTTTCAAACAATGTTTCAACAAGCAGATAGTAAATTTCGCTTTGCAATATATGTGATTCACTTGCATCTTCATACATCCGCCTAACATTTCTAGCAAATTTATCAACGTTTAAACTGTTTTCTCCTGCAAGCCTATATAATGAATCGTTGACCCCTTCATATAACTGCCGAACATCTCCGAGCACCCGGTCTTTCAACCGTTTTTCGGTAATTTTATTTTCTACCTTAACAGGTTCGATTTTTAACTGTGTATCATCGGTTACATCCATTAAATCGACTTCCCGAAGTACTTGTTCAATTTGCTTCTCTATTACATATCGTGAAGTAGCATCTCTTGCCATCATAAGATTTTCCAAGTCATGCTTGTCCGAGAGTAAAGCCAATTTCTCTTCTTCGGAGGCACTTTGCATTTCACGTTCACAATCAACACATAGAACCACTTCATCAGTTTCTGAAAGGCGAACGACCTTAGCGTAGTTAATGTCGTTGCCTTCTTTTTTTATACCTAAAACTCTTCCGCACTTTTGGCATTTGCCCCCTGTTTCTGCAAGCAATACGAGGGAGTGGGCATCAATCGCAATTTCGTAAGCAGTCTTTGGAGTCAAATTACTATATGTATTAATAAGGCTTATGTCTAATCTTTTATCTTCAAAGGACTGTATGTATTCATTTGTTATCTCGCGAACACTACCCTCACAATTTCGATTTTCGACGTTAAGCACTGTATAAAGTAGGATGCCTGCAAGAAAGTCCTCTAATACAAAGGCATTACGCTTTATGATATCTTCCTTTGTCATGCTGTTTACTAATTCAACAACTGTATCAGGCTTGATAGAGTCATCAGATGCAATAATGTCCTTCAAGGCTAAAACGATTAGATTTCTCTTATTACTATCCAACATCTGGAGAATGTTTTGCTTAAAGTAATCTGAGATAGCATGAGGGTCTGCACCAGGAGCGGTATCGGTTACAATAGGGGATAGATTCTTTTTACCTAGTATTAAATCTGAAACGGTACCATCTTCTCCACTAATATCATAGGTAGGCGCAATAGAAAGCAGCATGGTACCACACAATCGTTTTTGTGAAATTCTTTTAGCCTTGCATCTCTTTAAAATTGTTGCAAAAGTACCAAAGCATAACTTTTTCATACATTGCGCCTCCTTCAATAGTTTTATTTCTTCGGAGTATCATCATCGATGTAGTCAACGATATCGCCTATGTTAACTTCAAGAGCTTTACATATTCTTCCTAACACATCCATGCTTACCGGTAAATCTTTCCCCATTTTTGCTAACGTTGTTGAAGTTAAATTTGTTTTTTCCATTAAATCCTTTTTCAACATCTTTTTATCAATTAAAAGTTTCCATAGTTTATTATAACTAAATGCCATTTTTAACGCCCTCCAAGCACTATTGGATGGTTTTTATTAATGCGTATTTACTATTATAGCAATTTACTAAGTGTGTTTCAATCAATAATCTAAAAATACTAAGCATTTCTTTACAAATGCTTAGTTTTTTGTCGTGGTGAAAATGAAAAAGATTTGCGGAGTATCAGCGGAGTATCAGCAGAGTGTCAGCTGAGGATTTCAGATGTCCAAATTAATAAAATTTAAATAGATGGTAAGACAAGCTTACTTTTAGCAAAAAAGAAAAACTCGTTCGCTTACCAGCTATAAAAATATCAAATGCCTGATTTGCAATAAGGGCAAAGGATACATATTGCTACGTTTCAGTCCGTTTAGGATTGTTATGCGTTGCAATAGAAGTACCTTACCTTGTTGCGCTCATTTTCAGGACAAAGGGTCTGTGTACTTCGAGGCACAGACCTATTTTTGTATCCTTTGCCGCCAATGCAGTCCGGCGGAAAGGATGCAAAATGAAAATTAGAATTATGTACGACAACAAACCTACCTATTTGGAGGTACCAGACGAGGACTGCACTGTAATGATTGATATGGACTATGAGGACAGGCTGTCCTGTGCCGAAGATAAGGAAACTGTGACTCGACGTTCACCACAGGAGATTATGGACGAGCGTTTTAACAAGCCCGACTACAATAACTGGCATAAATTTGACAGACATAGAGGGATGCCAAAAAAACCATTCCGTAAGGACGACGAATCCGAGGATGCAACGGATCATATGGACTATCTCCCCGATAATACCCATGAAGTGGCACGAATTAAAAAGGAAGATTATGAATATTACTGTGAGATTATTCGTTCCATTCTCAAGCCAAAACATTCAGAACCTTTTATTGCTGTATATCTTGATGGCATGACAATGACTGAGTATGCAGAGCGTGAAGGTGTCAGTAAAAGCGCCATTTCACACCGTTTAAATACAGCCAAGAAGAATTTAAAAAAAGTTTTTCCAGAATCCTCAACTTTCCCATCTTGCCACGGCTAATAGATAGAGGGCAGTACATAAACGCTCTCGGAAAGAGGTGAAGAACATGAAACACAACTTGAAAATCAGTGTTTCAAAAACTCCACAGTCTGGCGGGATTGTAACTTGCCGTAATGTCACCATAAGGGAGCGCTTCCTTCGTTTCTTACTTGGTGATAAGCAGAAGCTGACTATTCTTGTTCCGGGTGACACCGTACAGGAACTCGCCATCAGTGAGATTAAGGAGGGGGGATTAAACCATGAGCAAAATCAAACTACTTCTTGATGTGGTTTCTGATATGCGCTCTTTGGCAGACAGCATACAAGCGGTTGCTGATGCAATGGCGGGTAGTGAGCCTGTCGAAGCAAAAGAACCGACCACAACTGTAAAAGAGCCAGAACCAAAGAAAAAGGAAATCACTCTAGAGGAAGTCAGAGCAAAACTCGCTGAGAAGAGTCAAGCTGGTCTTACTGACCAAGTGAGAGAAATCATCCAAAAATACGGTGGCTCTAAATTAAGCGAAGTTGACCCGAAACATTATGCAGATATGTTGAAAGATGAGGAGGTACTAGGTAATGAGTGATCACGCAGTACTTTCCGCATCGGGGTCCCATAGGTGGCTTAATTGCCTTCCTTCTGCAAGATTGGAACTGGAATTTGAAAATAGTGAATCCAATGCAGCCGCTGAAGGTACCGCCGCTCATGCTCTCTGTGAACATAAACTTAAAAAAGCACTTCACATGAGAAGTAAACGGCCAGTCTCGGTGTATAACTCTGATGAAATGGAAGAACACAGCGATGCCTATGTGGAATTTGTAATGGAGCAGCTTGAACTGGCGAAACAAAGCTGTACGGACCCGTTAATACTTATTGAACAACGTCTTGATTTTTCTTGCTATGTACCCCAGGGGTTCGGAACTGGTGATTGCATCATTATTGGCGATAAAAAGCTTCATATTATCGATTTTAAGTATGGCATGGGAGTGTTAGTAGATGCAGTGGAAAACCCGCAGATGAAATTGTATGCCCTTGGTGCTTTAGAAATCTACGATAGCTTGTACGATATCGAGGAGGTTTCCATGACCATCTTCCAACCCCGCAGGGAAAATGTCAGCACATGGACAATCCCGGTAAAGGAATTAAAGGACTGGGCAGAAAATGAACTGAAACCAAAGGCGAAAAAGGCCTATGACGGTGAAGGTGAATATCTGACCGGTGAGTGGTGTACTTTCTGCCGAGCGGCTGTTAAATGCCGTGCAAGGGCTGAAGAAAAGCTGAAATTAGCACAGATGGAGTTTAAACTGCCACCCCTACTTCTGGACTCCGAAATTGAAGAAGTTCTTTCTAAACTGTCTGACCTTACAAAGTGGGCAAATGAAATCATTGCTTATGCCACGGATGCTGCTGTTAATCACGGGAAAGAGTGGCACGGTTTTAAGGTAGTCGAGGGCAGGTCTATCCGTAAATATAAAGACGAAGAGGCTGTGGCTGAAGTAGCCAAGGCAAATGGCTATAAGGATATCTATCGTCAGAGTCTCATTACCCTTACGGAAATGCAGAAGCTGATGGGTAAAAAGAAATTTGAGCAAATTCTCGGTGGTCTCATACATAAACCACCGGGCAAGCCAATGCTGGTTCCAAATTCGGATAAGCGGCCAGCTATGAATATATCAAACGTAAAAAACGAATTTAACGAAATAACGGAGGAATTGGAATATGAATAATCAAAACAGAACTAAGGTTGTTACAAGCGTCAACACACGTCTTAGCTACTTTCACGGCTGGGAGCCGGTATCCATCAATGGCGGAGCGGAAAAGTACAGCGTATCCGTATTGATTCCCAAAACAGATAAGGAAACCATCAATGCTATCAATGCAGCAGTAGATGCAGCCATTGAAGAGGGCATTGCAAAGTTTGGTGGTAAAAAGCCGAATAAGGCGGCTATTAAACTGCCACTTCGAGATGGTGACGTAGAACGTGATGACGAGGCTTACAAAGGACATTACTTTGTAAATGCCAACAGCAAGACTCCACCCCAAATAGTAGATAAAGCGGTTAGACCTATCCTGGATCGTAACGAGGTTTACAGCGGTTGTTATGCAAGAGTATCCCTAAATTTCTACGCTTTTAACTCTAATGGCAATAAGGGTGTAGCATGTGGTCTTGGCAACATCCAGAAGATAAGAGATGGAGAGCCTTTAGGCGGAAGAACCAATGCAGCTGATGACTTCACAACTATTGAAGATGATGATTTTCTAGCATAAAGAATAAATACAAACGAGGTGGTGGAGGTTGTTCTTCTGCCACCTCGTTTGTATTGGAAGGGGCGGTAATACATGAATTCTATTTCTATTGATATTGAAACATTTAGTAGTGCCAATCTTCAAAAGTCTGGAGTTTACCGTTATGCCGAGAGTGATGATTTTGAAATTCTACTATTTGGCTATTCGGTAGATTCTGGTGAAGTACAAGTTGTTGATCTTGCCTGCGGAGAGGAAATCCCAGCTGAAATTATAAACGCACTTATGGATGATTCCGTTACAAAGTGGGCTTTCAATGCAATGTTTGAGCGTGTGTGTCTATCAAAATGGCTTAACCTTACTGAATATCTTGACCCCGCATCCTGGAAATGTTCCATGATATGGTCGGCATATATGGGACTTCCTCTTTCTTTGGAGGGAGTCGGTGCAGTTCTAGGTTTGGAGAAACAAAAGCTAACAGAGGGTAAAGACCTCATCAAATATTTCTGTACACCTTGCTCCCCTACAAAATCTAATGGTGGTCGAGTTCGTAATTTACCAGAACACGACATGGATAAATGGGAGCGGTTTAAAGTATATAACATTCGCGATGTGGAATCCGAGATGTCAATACAACAGAAATTATCCAAGTTTCAAGTACCAGAGAACATCTGGGAGGAATATCATCTCGACCAGGTAATCAATGATCGTGGCATTGCCATTGACATGACTTTCGTAAAACAGGCTGTAGAGATGGATGAACATTCTCGTGAAAAGCTAATGGCTACGATGCAAGATATAACTAATTTGGAGAATCCAAACTCTGTACAACAAATGAAAGACTGGCTTGCCGACAATGGGCTAGAAACAGATACCCTTGGTAAAAAAGCGGTTGCTGAGATGTTAAAGACGGCTCCTGAACCACTAGGCACTGTTTTGGAACTTCGCCAGCAGCTTGCAAAATCATCGGTGAAAAAATACACGGCAATGGAAAATGCGGTATGTAGTGACGGTCGTGCAAGAGGAATGTTTCAGTTTTACGGAGCCAACAGAACCGGCAGATTCTCTGGCAGGCTGATTCAGTTGCAAAATCTCCCCCAAAACCATATGCCCGATTTGGAACAGGCTCGTGCTTTAGTTCGAAGCGGAAACTTTGATGCTCTTACTTTACTCTATGATTCAATCCCAGAGGTACTGTCGGAACTTATCCGTACTGCTTTTATACCGCGAGAAGGTATGAAGTTCATTGTGGCAGATTTTTCAGCGATTGAGGCTCGCGTCATTGCTTGGCTTGCAAGTGAAAAATGGAGAATAGATGTATTCCAAAACGGCGGTGACATCTACTGTGCCAGTGCCTCTCAGATGTTTAATGTACCTGTTGAGAAGCATGGTGTGAATGGCCATCTTCGTCAGAAAGGGAAAATTGCCGAACTTGCTCTCGGTTATGGCGGATCGGTTGGGGCATTAAAATCAATGGGAGCTTTAGAGATGGGGATTGAAGAAGAGGAACTTCAGCTTCTTGTAACGGCTTGGAGACAATCCAATCCCAATATTACAAAACTGTGGTGGGATGTTGACCGAGCAGTAAAAACTTGTGTTAAGCAGAAAACTCCTACAGAAACACACGGTATTAAATTTATATATCAAAGTGGAATGCTCTTTATTGTCCTTCCTTCCGGCAGGCGGCTTTCCTATGTAAAACCTCGTATGGGAGAGAACGTATTTGGTGGTGAGTCAGTTACTTATGAAGGTATCGGCGGGACAAAGAAATGGGAAAGAATCGAAAGCTACGGTCCCAAATTTGTAGAGAATATTGTTCAAGCAATCAGTCGTGACATTTTGTGTCATGCCATGCAGACATTAAAGAATTGTTCCATTGTGGCCCATGTACACGATGAAATTATCATCGAGGCGGAAATGGGTATGTCAATTTCTGCTGTCTGTGAGCAAATGGCAAGGACACCAACCTGGGCGAATGGTCTGTTACTCAGTGCTGATGGCTATGAGTGTCAGTTTTATCAAAAAGATTAAATTAATTGGTAATCGGATAATCGTGTGGGAGGAGGTTAAAAGACCTTCAATTTTTAAATAATGAAAACAGGATAGCACTTATTTTATGACCGGTACGTGCTATCTTGTTTGTTTAATAAACGCTCCATTTTTGTGGAATAAAGGGTTAAAATTCGAATCTTGAAGAAATATAGTGAAAGAACCGATTTTGACTCCTCTCTCTATAAAGTTAATGGCTCTGTTAAAGGTTGATGTTGAAAATTGATTACCTTCAAAAAAGTAGTTATAATAAGAACAAACATTCTTATTTGGAGGGTCCAAAGGATGAGTAAAGCGTTTAGCAATTTATTAAAACATATCGATAAATTATCGCATACAGATAAAGAACGAGTGTTTCAATGGGTAAAACACTATGTTGAACCTTCTTTAACTGTTGATGGTCGCTTAATCGATGAAATGCGGGAAGTACGTTATAAAGAAGGTTTTGAATGCCCTCATTGCACTTCAGAACACATTAATCGATTCGGTAAAGTTAATGGTCGCCAACGATATCGCTGTAAGGCTTGTCGTAAAACGTTTATGGATACTACAAATACAATTCTTTATCGCACTCGAAAAGGTAATGAATGGATTACTTTTGTTGAATGTATGTTTAAAGGATATTCCTTGCGTAAATCAGCAAAAATTGTGGGCGTTACTTGGGTTACATTATTCTATTGGAGACATAAGCTGTTATCAGCTCTTAAACAAATGGGTTTTGAACAATTTGATGGTATCGTTGAAGTGGACGAGACTTATTTTTTGTATTCTCAAAAAGGTCAACGTGGCATTAGTGAACGTAAACCACGTAAGCGAGGCGGTAAATCAACACTAAGAGGAGTTAGTAAGGAACAAGTCTGTGTTCTAGTTGCTAGAGACCGAACAAAAGCAACAGTTTCAAAGGTAGCCTGTATGGGGCGTGTTGTTAAAACCAAAGTTGATGGTATGATTGGGTCTAAACTAACACCTAATAATGTACTTGTAACAGACGCTTGGAGAGCCTATAAAACCTATGCAGATGAAAGAGGGATAGAACATTATCGCATTAAGTCTGACGATGGAAAACACGTTATTAAAGGCTTATACCATATCCAAAATGTAAATGGACTCCATTCACGTTTAAAACATTGGATACATCGTTTTAAAGGTGTTGCTTCTAAATACCTTGATAATTACCTTGCTTGGTTTTTATTAGTAGATAGTCATAGCAATGAAAGTACAAAACACAATATCAAAGAATTACTTTTGACATCCTTTGTTTTTGAAATGACAGAAACCTATCGAAGTTTAAGGCTATCGAAATTCAATATGTAA